GCAAATGATGGCACATCACTTCCTGCCAATGTTCGAAATATGTATAATAAATATAAGATAATCAATATAGGAAGTTCTGATAGAAGTTATCCAAGTGATGCTGTTAATGCTTATAGTTACAAGTTATAATTATGCCAAGATGCACACCAATAAAAGTTAAAAAAAGAAGAGTTTGCACCGGTGATTTAACAGAGCAAATTGTTATACAACTAAGAGCCATAAAAGCACCACAATCTGGAAGTGTAGACTTTGATGAGGATTTTACCGATACGGCTACCGTATGGGCGGCTATTGAAACAAAGTCTGGAATAGAGGAGTTTGATGGTGTTAATTTAGTAACTAAACCATCTCATCTTATTTATATTAGATATATAGAAGATATAGATGTCGAAAAGTGGATAACTTACAAAGATAAGAGATACGAAATTCTAGACGCTGAAAATTTAGAAGAACGTGATGAATTTTTATTACTAAGATGTTCATCACTTGGTGACAAGACTTTACAAACTAATTTCTCAAGATAGTATAATGACTTTTAAAATCACACCAACTGGAAGCACGAAAACTGTTATCTTGGATTTAAAGAGTTTGGAGAAAAAGACTGTCCGCGGCATTAGACAGGCTTTTTATATTATTGGTAAGGGTGCAATAACAGAAATTAATAAGGCAGTTCTAGAAAAGCCTAGAGGTGGTAAAATTTATAAGTATAAAGGGCGAAGGCATATAGCATCAAAACCAGGGGAAAGCTTTGCTAATAGGAGTGGAGCGGCTAGAAAGACTAGAGGGTTTAGTGTAACTGGAGCGGACCAAGTGGAATTTGGCTTTAGAAAAAATGGTGCAACATTATACACTGAGTATTTAGAGAATCCAAAAAACAAACCCATGGCAAGACCAACAGTGGGCAATGCATCGAAAAAAATGCGTGGCAAAGCACAAAACATTATGTCAAAAGAGTTAAAAAAAGCACATGAGAAAGGCTATAAATAATTATAATATTTATTAGCTTAATTAAACCATAAGATAATACCATGTATAGCACCTATCGGTGCAACTAAAGTCCCTAAAATTGCTAGGGTACTTTCTTGTATTGTATCTAGTTGATTATCCATCATTAATTTCACCCACCACACTATATGAGTTATATAGCCAATTAATAATGCTAAAATGGCCACTGTAGTTGTAATAATGCCTATTAAAACGTTCATGTCATGCCTTTTTTTACTTCAGTCTACAAAACTATATATATAACCAATAAATATAACTGTCAATATTAATTTTGTTATTTTGCGTATAAAATACAATTAAGTTATAATTAATATATGATAAAGTCAGAAACCATAATACAACAATTGCAAGGCACTTTACCTTTTTACACTGATTATTTCAGCGAAAAAGTGCTAAATGTATCATCATTGTCAATAAGTGGCACTACAGTCACGGCTGTAACGGACACTGCTCACGGCCTTACTACAGGCGAAAGAGTTGCTATAAAAAATGCAAAAACTGTTATAAATATTGATAGTATGATTTTTACACCAAATACAGGCATTAGTGCTACAGGTGGCGTTGTTACTGTAACAACTTTGACTAATCATGATTTTACAGAAGGATTTGAACAATCTATAACAATAACAGGTGCAACGGAGTCTGAATATAATGGGACGTTTGATATTGTATCGGTGCCAAGTAGAACGTCATTGACATTCGCAATAACAAGTAACCCAACAAGCCCTGCAACTGGCACGCCTACTATTGAATATCAATATCCAATAGCATCAGGTGGGTATAATGGTCTATATTCTGTAACGGTTGTTGACGATACAACTTTTACTTACACTATTACACAAACAGGATTATCTGGTGATGCAAGAGGCACTATAAAAGCCTTAAATGGTTTGAGAGTTTCAGGTGCTGTATCGCAAGAAAGAGCAATTGGTGCTTATACTTCTCAAAATTTAGATGATCTATGGGGATTTGTTGTCTTGGGTGACACTGTAGCATCAAAAGATAGACGTGTTTCTACAGACGCACAAAATACTCTTGGCCCAGGTGATTCTTTTAGAAGCCGTGTAATTATACCATTTAGTTTGTTGGTTATCACGCCGTCTACAAATGATATAGCAGGCCGCAAAGCACGAGATTTAATGGTTGATATACGAGTGCCGTTATTTAAAAGTTTATTGAGATGTAAATTGCCAACAGTATTAAGTGAAGCACAAGCTTACTCTACCACATATACTGGAGATTTTTTTATTGGTTATGCTGATGCTTATTATATACACCAATTCGATTTTGAAACAGTCACTGATATAATAGCAGAAGACACAATAGATTACTACAATGTTCCATTTGTTGATTTTGATTTAATTTTCGAAGACCCTATCGAAACAGATGGCGATGATACAATTATGCAAACACTTGATGTTGAACTTTAACAAAAAATTTTCATAACAAAAAATTTTGTATTATAATTAATATGTAGAAAAATACAAGAAAAAATTGCATGTCTTACATAAAAATAAAGCTAAATATCGATTTAGGTAAATACAAAAAAGATTCTATTTTAAAAATAAAAGTTGACGACAAAGGCGCACCACTTGAACGTTATTGGCGGTCGAGATTAAACGATTCTAAAAAAGATAATTGTGTCGAAGTAATTACAGAGAGCAATGAACCAACAAATAATACTAATAAAAAAAAGGTTAAATAATGACCATAATATCGCAACCAAATATTGATATAAATATCATAGCGGCGAATCAGACTATATCGAATGAACCGCAAAGAGTTCTGTTTGTAGGACAGATGATTTCAGGTACGGCAACAGCTGGAGCTTTAGTTACTAATATAGGCAATAGTGGAGAGGAAGACGATATCTTTGGTGCGAGGTCTGTAATATCACAAATGATACGACAAGCTCGCGTTATTAATAAAGTAACGCAATTTGACGCTATTGGTTTGGCAGATGACGGTAGTGCAGTTGACGCAACAGGCTCTATAGCTTTTAGTGGCACAGCAACAGCAGATGGAACTTTAACTGTAAGTGTTGGTTCAAAGGCTAATTACAGTGTATCAGTCGCTATAACAAGTGGTGATACAGCAACAGAAGTTGGTGATACATTGGAAACTGCATTTGCATTATTGACCGATGCTCCGGTGACAGGTGCTAATTCAACTGGCACTGTAACATTTACAGCAGCGAATGGTGGAACAGTTGGTAATAGTTACGGTATAAAAGTCGAAGGCAATGTAGCAGGAATTAGTTATACCATTACAGCGTTTGCAAGCGGTGCAACAGACCCATCGTTAACAGATTTATTTGATGTAATAGAAGGTGAAAGATACCAAACTATTATTTATCAATCAAATTTAACAACCTCGACTTTGACAACTGAATTAGATGCTAGGTTCAATGTTAGTAATAATATATTAGACGGTGTTGGTTTAATCGCTAAAACAGACACACTAGCTAATATATTAATAGCTGGCAATGCGCAAAATTCTGCTAGCTTAGTAATACTCGGAAATAAATTACTAGATGAAGCCGACCATAAAGGTGGTGCTATGCTTGAATTTAATGATGTACTGACGGCAAAGCTTGGTGCGTTACGCTCTTTAAGGCTCACCGATGGTGCTAATATATCTCAATACGTTATAAGCACAAATGGAGCATTAGACAGTTTTGGTGGGCAGTCTATAGCATCACTTCCATATTTTAATAGTCCGATTACTGGCTTGCCTTTAATAGAAGTTGGAAAAGGTTTTAGCACAACTGAAATAGAGCAACTTGTAACTGCTGGTGTTTCGACGCTTGGTAATAATAGAACTAGAACTCAAGTTATAAGTGGTGAAATAGTTACAACTAGAAAAACTGACGCGGCCGGGAATGTTGAAGAAACATTTAAGTTTTTAAATTCAGTTGATACCTCAAGTGCAATAAGAGAATTTTATTATAATAATTTAAGAGCTAGATTCGCACAAAGTCGTTTAACGGAAGGTGATTTGCAGGCAGGTCGCAATATAGCGAATAAAGCTGTAATTGAAAGTTATTTAGATAATTTATTTCAGCAAATGGGCGATGCATCTTTAGCACAAGCAGGTGAAAATGCAAGAAGGTTTTTTAAGTTAAATAGAACTGTAACACTAACTTTAATAAGTGGAACGGCAACTATAACAATGCAAATGCCTATTGTAACACAATTACGCAATTTTGTAGCAACTATGCAGATTGCATTTTCAACAGAGGGGTAATAAAAAATGGTTAACGCTTTAAGTAATCCAACAGTAGTTATAAATAATATTACAGTACCAGTTGTTCCAAACAGTGTCGCTTTTACAGAAGGTTTTGGTGAGCAAAATATAAGGACGCAATCTGCTGGTGGCGGCTCGGTTCAACAAGTTTATTCTAATAATATAGAAACTAACATGTCAATGTTTAAATGTGAATTATATAATACAGCAGAGAATATTGACAATATTAGAATATGGAAAACTAATAATAGTGATAACGCCATAAGTGTTACGGGCGAGGGATTAACACGTTCATTTACCAATATGGCTTTAGTCAATGATTATGAGGTTAATTTAGGTTCAGATACAACAATAAGTATTGAATTTAAAGGTAACCCAGCTGTTTAATAATTAACAATAGGTTTTTATGGAATACAAAACAGAAATAATTTTTAATTTAAGTACACCAATTGAATATCATGCAAAAGGTAATCTAGAACAATCTTATGAGCTTGTTTTAAAAGCCCCAAGTAATAGAGTTGGAAGGCAATGTAATCAACTAAAACAAGGCTTTATGAGGGCTTTAAAATCACTGGCAGATGGTAGCGGTGAAGTAAAAACTGAAACCGATGCTAATGGTAAAGAAATAAAAGCAGACGAAATTATCCAAGTTTTACAAATGTCTAGCATTGATTATGCGGATTATGTAGATACTTTTAAATCTTTAATTACTAATAAAATGGCAGAAGTAGTAGATGGTGTATTTTTGACAATTCCTATGTTTGAAAATCTATCTATTGATGATACTGATAAAATGCTAGGAGAATATTTAGAAAGTTTTTTGCTTACTTCCCAACTCAAGAAACTCAAGAGCGAATAGACTATTTAATAGCTAATCTTTTAGTTTTTTACAAGGGTGGTTTGTCTTATACAGAAGCACAAAATATATCTATTCCAGAGCTACTAAAACTTGAAGATATGGCTAATAAAATAAACAAAGAGTGCGAGAGGCGTAGCAAGTAATGGCATTTAATATTTCATATGTATACAAAGCTATTGATAAGTTTACGCCTGCAACTCATAAAATAAAGCGTTCTGTGAATGAGTTGCAAGAAAGTATTAACAAAACGTCAGAAAAAGTATCAAAATTAGGCTCAAAACTATCTTCCGTTGGTAAAGGTCTTTCTGCTAAAGTGACTTTGCCGTTAGGATTGATGGGAGTTGGTATGTTATCAGCTGCCGCTACTATGGAAAGTATGCAAGTTAGTTTTGAAACCATGCTTGGCTCGGCGAGTAAGGCTAAAACATTGATGAAAGACCTTACACAATTCGCCGCAAAAACGCCTTTTGAATTAACTGGCATAGGTAAAGCTACTAAGCAATTATTAGCTTTTGGTATAAAACAAGATGATATAGTAGAAAAGTTAACTATGCTTGGTGATATATCAGCGGGTGCAGGAGTTCCATTAAGTGATATGGCCGCTATCTTTGGTAAGATAAAAGCTAAAGGCAAGGCTATGACAGAGGAAATTTTACAATTAAGTGACCGTGGTATTCCTATAATTGATATTTTAGGTAAAAAATATAATAAAACTGGCGAAGAGGTTTTGTTAGCCGCTTCAAAAAGTGAATTATCTTTTGACATGATTAATGAAGCACTTGGTGACATGACATCAAAAGGTGGTATTTTTCATAATCAAATGATAAAGCAGTCTAAAACATTATCTGGCTTATTTTCTACATTAAAAGATGTTATATTTAACGCATCAGCAGAGATGGGTGATGCTATAGTTGAGTCAACGCAATTAAAAGAAAAAATGGTAGCATTATCATCATGGATAGAAAAAGTTACAGCGAATTTTAACAATTTATCACCTGAAGCTAAAAACACAATTGTTAACATCGGATTAATTGCAGCTATAGTAGGCCCTCTAATACTTCTCATGGGAGCTTTGATATTAGCGATTGGTGTACTTGGTAAAGCTTTTGTATTAATAGCGGCACCAATAAAACTTGCTGTATTTTTATTAAAAATGTTAGCTATTGTTATTGGATTGAACCCTATGACTTTAATAATTGTAGGTATTATGGCCGCTATCACTGCCTTAGTTCTATTTAGAAAAAAAATAGGTGAAGCTATACAATCAGTTTTAGAATTTTTTAATTTTGATATGCCTGTTTGGTTAAAAAAAATCTTTGGTATAGACGGAAATGCAAAGGTCAAAATTCAGGGTGAAATTGCTAATGTAAGAGATATTGAGCGAAAAGCGGGTATAGACGTTAATTACAATTTAACAAACTCGCCTGAAATGAAAGCGTTAATGGAGGCCAACGGTAGACTTAACCAAAATTCTTATGATGAAGCAAGTATAAACAAAATGATAAATTCTATGAATGGTGCTAACCTTAATGGCAGTATATTAGCTAAAAATCAAAACAATACTAATATAACGGGTAATATAGTTGTCAGTGCCGCACCTGGTACTAGAATCGACAATACTCAATTATTAACTTCTGGTAATGCAAACACGAATCTTGGTTTGTCACTAATGGGAGGGTATTAATGAGTTTAAGTTTAGACGATTTACAAGAAGCTTCATTCCGTGGTGCTAGGTTTTTAATAGATACAACATCTACAACAGCAGGGCGTAAAAGTGTAACGCATGAGTATCCAAACACTGATAAAAGGTTTGTTGAAGATTTAGGGTTATCTCGTGAAATTTACAAAATGACTGGTATAATTTCTGGAAATAATTATATTGCTGATCGTGATAATTTAATAGCACAATTAAAAGCTAGAGGAAGTGGCGAATTAGTTCATCCTTTTTTTGGCAGTGTAACAGTTTTTGCGAAGCCTTATACTTTAGTTGAAAATCTAAATAATTTAGGTGTTGCTAGTTTTTCATTAACTTTTGAAGCGACTAATGACCCTATATTACCTACTACAAATAGCAACAATCAATCTCTAATAAGTGATTTAAAAGATAGTACAATAACATCAATTGGAAATGATTTTATAAGCCTTTACGGAGTATCTAAAAAATATGCAAAAAACTACCTTGACGTAAAAGATAAATTAAATTCATTAATAAGTAGTTTAGAAATAATACCAGATACTGTTTTAAAAGTATCATCTGCATCAAATGAATTTAGTTCTATTTTGAGTAGTTTTGCTAGTAGCGTAAATTCATTAATTAGTCAACCAAGTACATTATTAACTAATTTAGTTGATGTGTTAGGTGGGTTTGGGGATCTTGGTAGGACAGACCAAGATAAATTTGATTTATTGAGAGGTTTATATGACTTTGGTGATAATGATATAGCTATTGTTCCAACTACCGTCGGAAAAGCTGAAAGAAAACAAAATAGTGACGTATTAAATGCTTACGTTCAAGCCAACTCTTTAGCACAAAGTTATAATATAATAACAGGTTTAACTTTTGAAACTGAAACGGACATAAAAAATATAGAGAATATTTTGGAAACTCAATATGACAAAGTTGTAGCTTTACCTTCTTTATCAAGCGATACAATTTCATCTATAAAGGAATTACGCGTGGAAGTTAGAAAGTTTTTTGATGAACAATCTGTAAA